GTGTAAGGATCTCCAAGAACGTTTGATTCTGAATCATCTCATATCGATCTATAACGTTTTCGATTATGCTTGTGCCCATCAGATGTTGTTCTTTAAGTGTGAGAAGAAAACTCATGGGGTGCTTAAGGCCTTCCTTTCGTTTCTGAACTACTTGCCGGATGATCAGAAGAAGGGAATGAACGAGAAAGTCTTGAAACTACTTGAGGAAATATAAATAATCCTACCATGAGTTTATTCCTAAGAGCCGCTGATACCGCATACACCTTTCGCTTCCTTCGTCTATTGACAATGGACTGGGACAAAACCGAAGCCTTCAAAGTTGGATTGATCGACGAGAATGGCAAGCTTCTTCATAAACCTACGACCACAGAAGAGAAAGAGGCCTACACACTCTTCCATCGTATCGTATTCAATTTCAAACGCATCGTGACGAAACTTCCAGGAAGCAAGTTCCTTTCCTATGCCTCCGCGCTATATCTCCTTAAGGCTCATACCGAATATGATGAAGAACAAATTCTGGAGGCAGTTAAGATGGCACCCAACCTTACCGAAGCCTCGGTAACATTTGATGTTCTTGAAAATCGTCGGTATCAACTAAACAAAGATATCTTCATTCCTTCACCGATGATCTATTCGGCAGCTAAAGGTTCAACAGTTACGATTCTTGAATCGCTTGGTATTCACTTCGGAGTTGAGATGTGGAAAGCTCGTCATGTTCTTTCTGAACAGGAGTGTGTTGTATCCGTATATGACCTTGCTGCCGATCTACAACAAGAAGAGTTCCAATTTGAAGATGCGACCACCACCGCAAATATTCCCAGTGTGCCAATGCCCCTTAAGCATGACTCTGGTGCGTCATATCAGAAGTTTAAGGTTCCAACAGATGTGTACAGAAGATTTGATTGCGGTCGTAAACCATATCAGCGTTGGTCGCAGTTTTTCGATTTAACGAATGAGACTCAGTCTCAGATCGCTTCCTTTGCGCGTAAGTATCGTGAAGCTCTAATTATTTTGGAAGATGAAACAACTGGTGCTATGCGTGCCGTGCGGCGAACGTCTTCCGATGGTAAATAATCTTTTCACCCACATGTTTGTGTACAAGACTAGAGATGTGTGTTATAGTAATAATGGATTTGAATTCAAGGAACTTAGAACATGAGTATCAAGGCACTTCAGGATTATACGTTTTATTCCCGCTACGCACGACATCTCCCCGAGAAGAAACGAAGAGAGACCTATCGGGAAGAGACTGTCCCGCGAGTATTTGGAATGCACCGTACGCGTTACGCTACCGAGTTGGCGAACTCACCTGAACTCAATGAACTTTTTATGATTGCTGAGAAGAGCCTTGCCAACAAGTCAATTCTTGGCTCACAGAGAGCTTTGCAATTCGGGGGTCAAGCAATCCTTTCGAAGAATGAACGAATCTACAATTGCTCCTCTGGTCACATCGATCGTCCCCGCGCTTTCCAAGAAACACTTTACCTTTTGCTCTGTGGCGTGGGAGTTGGATTCTCGACGCAGTATTGCCATGTCAATAAGTTACCCAAGATCAAATCACCATTCAAAGGTGAGATTAAGTCGTTTGTTGTAGAGGACAGTATTGAAGGCTGGGCTGATGCTGTCGGTGTTCTCATGTCGGCCTATTTCATGAAGCAACAACCATTCCCAGAATACTATGGATATGACGTCGTCTTTGATTATTCTAAGATTCGACCGGCCGGTTCGACGATATCATGGGGTGGAATCGCTCCGGGCCCCGCGGGCCTCGAGAAGGCACTTGTCCGCATTAAAGGGTTACTCAATAGGCGTCTATCGAAAGAGGTATCTAAGACTGTCCAGATGCCTCCAATTGACTGTTATGATATACTCATGCATGTCTCTGACGCAGTACTCTCTGGAGGCATCCGTCGATCAGCCTGCATCAATTTGTTTTCCCCCGAAGATAAAGAGATGACAAACGCTAAGACAGGCGATTGGCACCTTACTAACCCGCAACGAGCTCGAAGCAATAACTCAGCTTTGCTAATTCGAGACAAAGTGTCTCGTCAAGAGTTTGCTGAATTGTTCAAACAGACTCGCGAGTTTGGTGAACCGGGCTTTGTCTGGGCTGAACATGAGAACGTCAGTGTTAATCCATGTGTTGAAATTGGAATGTGGCCGATCTGGTATAATGATGATGGAAGTGAGTCATCTGGTTTTCAGTTTTGCAATCTCACTGAGATCAACGGGAAGAAAGCGCATGACGAAGAAAGCTTTCTCGATGCATGTAAGGCCGCAGCAATTCTTGGCACGCTGCAAGCTGGATATGCGTCATTCCCTTACATGGGTGCTGTAACAGAAAACATCACCAAACGTGAAGCCCTGCTAGGTGTATCGATCACAGGGATGATGGATAACCCAGAGGTTCTTTTCAACGAGCGCATCCAGCGAAAGGGCGCAAGGGAAGTTAGGAAGTGGAATCGCATCACCGCAGAGCTTATCGGCATCAACCCCGCCGCCCGCGCGTGTTGCGTTAAGCCGAGTGGTTCTGCATCATGCATTTTGGGAACATCTTCAGGGATTCACCCTCACCATTCTAAACGCTACCTGCGCCGTGTGCAGGCGAACAAGTTTGAATTCCCCCTTCAGCATTTCAAATCGATAAATCCTGAAGCAGTTGAAGAGAGTATTTGGTCGGCGAACGGAACAGATGACGTTATTACATTCCTTTGCGAGGTCCCCGACGGCGCTAAGGTGAAGAACAACATGTCTGCGTTGGAACTTCTCGAGCATGTGAAACTGACGCAACAGGCATGGGTTGAAGAAGGGACTGACAGGTCTCTTGCTGTCCGTGATTTCGTGCGGAACAATGTAAGCAATACGATTACGGTGAAGGAAGATGAATGGCATGATGTTGAAGCGTTCATCTATCGTAATCGTAAGTTCTTTGCGGGAATTTCATTGCTTCCATTCTCTGGTGATAAGATCTATGACCAAGCACCTTTCGCGGCAGTGTATACACCTCTAGAACTCGTGAAGATGTATGGGGATGCTTCCATGTTTGCGTCAGGTATGATCGTGGATGCGATGGCATGTTTCAAGACGCTTTATGTCGCTTCCGATACATTGTTAGGCTTTGGTGAAATTCTTACAGTTGATCGTCTCCGTGATCGCATTGAGGAGCATGAAGATTATGGCCGTGAGCCATTCGTCATCAAAATTCCGGACTCCTACACGCAATATAAGACTATTGAATTGACTTCTGAGAGTAGCGACGATGATCTTGCATTATGGCTATTCGCTCACGTTCCGAATATCGCAGAGAAACTCGATTGGGTCCGCCGCGGCCATCAATTCGCTCAGCGTTATTTCAAAGGCGATCTTCGCGAGATGACGTATTGTCTCAAGGACGTTTCTTTGTGGAAGACATGGTGTGATCTCTCTCGCACATATAAGGATGTTGATTGGGTGAACCTCGTTGAAGAGACCCACCTGATTAAAGTTGATGAGATGGGTGCTCAAGCTTGTAGTGGTGGCCAATGCGAATTATAACAACTACTACATTACAAGATTCGATAAAGGCTGTATCCCGCGGCAATGACTGGCGCAAGGCTCGAGATGCCCATATAATCGTTGAGCCATATTGTGTATGCTGTGGTAGAATCAAGAAACTTGAAGTGCATCATATCATTTCATGGCACACCTCAGTTGAGCTTCGCACCGCTCCTGAAAATCTGATAACACTATGTCGCGAATGTCACTTTCGCTTTGGGCATCATTCATATTGGAAAGATACAAATATAAGTATTAGAGAAGACTGCATCCGGTTTAACCAATCGGGAATTGTGAGGCAGAAACGAGATTGGTAATGACATGGGCGACTGGATTTATGATGGGGAAGTCTTTACTTCAGAAATGATTGGTGACTACATTGGGTTCGTCTATGTTCTCACAAACATAGAGACCGGCCGCAAATATATCGGGCAAAAACGCTTCATTCGTAAAGTAACCCGCGCCCCTCTTAAGGGTCAGAAGCGCAAGCGCCGCTCCATAGTTGAATCAGATTGGAAGACTTACTGCGGCTCAAGCGATGTAGTGAAGATAATCGTTGAAGCTTCAGGCATTGATGCGTTTCATCGTGAGATCATCCACCTCTGTAAAGCTAAAGGGGAGTTGAACTACATGGAAGCCAAAGAGCAGTTTGACCAAGAAGTACTTCTCAAGCCCGATGAATTCTACAATGGTATCATCCAGTGCAGGAT